ACTTACTCGTCGCAAACTGCGAGGATGAATCCAGCTTCTGGACGGTATACTTCTACGCCGTACAGAGTGTCCGAAGTGAACAGTGTTGACAGGTATTCCTGCTTGTACTGTGTCTGTGACCGGACAGACATTTGCTCTGCCATAACGAGAGCGTCAGAGTGGAAGAACAAGCAACCACGAGTGTCATCAGAAGAAGCACTGTTTTGACCTGCTGCTTCTACAACTGGAGCGTTGCTTGAAACGTAAATGTCTACGCCGTAAAGGTTACCGATAAGGCCAGACTCTACACCACGACCACCAACGAAGTCAGAAGACACATAACGCTCAATGCCCATCAGAGACTTACGTACTGCAGGTGGGACTACGAGGCAACGACCTTCCATAGGTACGTCAGCATCGTCCATCAGCTTAATAGCTTCACGGAAACCAAGGTCAGTGAAGTTGTCACCTGAAGTTACAGTGTCAACAGCATAAGCAGCAAGGCCAGCAGCGGCATTGAAGTAATAGCTGTTGCTGTTAACCCAGTTAGCACCAGTGTTAGCTGGAGTCTGAGTACGAGTACCATCACCAAAGCCAGTAGCAGCATTGATAAGATCAGTGTCTACCTTAAGAGCAAGCTGGTAGCCAGCATCTTCAGTGTAGAACTGACGTAGGCTGTTGAGAGCCTGTACTTCTACAATGTCTTCGATCAGACGTGAGTACTCAAAGTGACGGTCAACACTGACAGTCAACTCTGACTCAAGGTTCGCTTGGATTGTTACCGCAGTTGATTCCGCCTTAGCAGAAGCTGAACCACGAGTAGGCTTAGGGATGTGGATTACATCGCCTTTCTTGCCAGACATTTGAATGCGCTTGACAAGAGGAGCCATCTTGAGGTTCTTTTGGTATGCAGCAATAATCTCGTCACTCCAAATTTCTGGAATGAAAGTACCTGCTGCTGTTTTGTCTACCACAGCATTTGCTGTGAAGTAAGTTCCGGAAGTTTCGCCAGCCATGATTAATCTCCTTTAGATTATTTGACCCGACCCTCCGCGTATGCTGTCAGTATCTCGTCTGACAATGCTTGGTAACGCTCAGGGTCTGTTTTCATTAGTTTAATAATGTCGGACCTGCGATATACCTTCTTACGTGAACCCTCTCCAGTGCCTCGTGCGTTGCCTGTATTAGCTGCCTTGAGTGTCTGCTTACGTGCCTGTTTTTCAACTTGGGCAGTTTGCTGTGCAACTGTTTTACGTTCTTTCCAGAGTGTAAACAATTCATCAGCAGAGTCAGCGTCGTACTGTTGGTCAGCTGCTACAAACAACTGAGTCCTGATCTTAGATGCCTTGATCCATTCTGCAAACTTAGGATCACTAAGGATCGTCTGCATGTCTGGATGCTTGGCTTGAAGCGTAGCAAGTGACGACTGCTTTTTGTACTGCTCAGTGTACTGCTGTGCTTCTCTAATCTTAGGATGATTCTCAATAGCACGATTGACGGCTGCTTGAGGGTCCGTAAAGTAGTCAATATCGTCTTCAGGCTCAACGTGTTGCTGTTGAGGTGCTGAGGGTGTTTGAGTAGCAATGTAATCATCCACCACTTTACGAAGTTCGCCTACTTCAGAAGACTGACGACCTAGCAGCTTTTCAGCTTCTTGGTGCATCTGTACAACTTCTTCTAAAGACTTACCTTGGTACTTATCTGGTAAGCTGGTTTCTTCTGGCTGAGGTTGCTCAACTTCTGCTTCTTGTTGAATCTCGTTAACTTCGTTTTGTTCGATTTGATCCGCGTTTTCCTCTTCAGGACGGGGATCTAGAATCGTTGCTCTAGACATGATTAAACTCCGTGATCGTTATCATTATGGAGATGTTATTGTTTACCTGCTTTTTCGTGCTCTTTGACCCACTTCATGTGAGCGCCGGGGAATGAACCGTCAGCGCCATTTAAGTGAAAGGACGGGGCAGATACCATACGTGTAGCATTCGCGCCACAACCGCACCTACTGGTTGTAACGGTACTCTCTACCATTTCTTCAAAGACGTGTCCGTTAGTACAACGGAAGTCATATATCTTATACATCTACGGGTTCTTCAGCCTCTGCTTCTGCTTGATCACGAGCAGCTTCAATAGTACCTTGTAGATTAATAACAGTAGCGAAAGCAGCTACTTGACCTTTACGGAAGTACAAGTCTTCCTGATCTTTAACTGTTTGAATGTCTGCTAACTGCGTTGCATTGTTGGAAAGTTCGCTAACGAGTTGTTTGAAACCTTCATGATTAAACAATTCATTGTAATTGTTAAAGTATGTTTCAAGCTCGGGTGTCATAGTTTCCTCTAAAGTTTACTGTATAGTTATATTATACCATACATTTTGTTAAATGTCAAGCATTTCTTGTATTTTTTCTTCTACGTCCTGATGCTGTGACTGCATGTTTAATTGCTTTAGGTCCAGTCTTACGTCTAGCAGAAGAAGCTTTTTCAGCTTTGGTCATCTTAGCGGCAACAGCTTTAGGACGACAAGAAGGGTACGGACGTGTGGTTTTTTTAGGACCAGTCTTTTTTGTAGACTTTCGACCACAAGGTTTACCCGTTTTAACGTCCACCCACTCTTCGGCAAACCATTTGGTTAAGCCTTTTTTAGGACGACTAGCCCCTCCTGTTTGGCGCTTTCTAGACATAAGTACCACCACGTTTTTTGTACTCACGAGTCAACCACGCTGAACCATACGCAGAAGGCCATACGTCAAACTTACGTTTAGCCTCTGCTTTAACTTTAGCGTACAATGCTTTGTTTTTAGGTGTAGGCCCTGACTTTTTCTTAGGGCGACTTGCACCGCCCGTTCGAGTTTTGCGTGGCATTATTTACCCCTTCGGCTTCCTGTACCTCTACTTCTTTTTACAGGCATAACTTTCTTTTTCTTTTTAGGTGGTCGTCCTACTTTACTTCCGTATGTTCCGGGTCCCATTGGCATAGTCTTAGCTCCTTAGTTTGTAAAAGTCTTCTATCGTACACCGGACTTGTCGTCCTTTGTGTCTTATGTATACTGGCGCGCCTACTCGAAGTCGTTGTACTGCTACTTGAGTTACGTCTTCAGATACGTTGCAGCTTGGTATAACTACGTACTGCTGATCTGCTTTTTTTATGAGAATCTTAGTGTCTGCTGATGCCTGTAACGACAGCAGCATTACTGCTACTAATAGTGTTCGCATTGTGTTCTCCTAACGTCATCACGACGTGCTTTAGCCTCACGGCTTTTATTACCAGTTTTTACAAGACCAGTACCTTGCCGTAAGTTTGCTGGGTGGATTTGTGTCACACTTGTGACGCGCTCTAAACGACTTTCGTCGTGCAGGCTGGTCTTTTTTAATACTCATATTTTTGTCGCCAAAACGAATGGTTTTAATTTTATCGCCTTCTTTAGCTACAACAACAAATTTTTTAGTAGGGTGCTTAGGCGTCCGCTTTGGTTTGTTGTACCCGCTTACTCCCGCTCTCTCTAGTCTTGGGTCTGCTCTTCTGTTGGACATTAGATAGTTCCTCCACCTTGCGTTCCAACTGGTCCAGTCGGGCGAACTGGTCGCTGAACTTGTTGTTGATCTGGTCTAGCAGGAGCTGCATTTCCTTTTGCGTTATTAACATTAGTCTTACCTTGTATTTGCTTTTCTTTGAGAAGAGTATCAGCCACTTTCATGCGGCGTTCAAACTCTTTATCTTCTTGGTCACCTTCACGAAGGTTTCGGGTGACAGCATTGATCTTGTCAATTTCTAGTTCTTGCGGTACTGCTTGAGCCTCCGCAGCTAACTTAGCAGCACGTGCTTGTGACTCTTGAGCCTGAGCAGACAACGCCGCAGTTTGTGATTGCTGGAACTGCATCTGCAATTGTTGGATCTGTTGTTGCATCTGTTGTGCTTGAGGGTTAGGCTGCGAAGCTTGGGCTAGTGCTGCAACAAGTTCTTCACGATTAGATAAGTTCATGTTATCTACAACAGACTGGATAAGTGTGTTATACAACGGTGAATCTTTACCCATAGTCTGTAGCAACTGAACTAACTGAGTAACTTCGTATTCACGAGCAATAATACCTAAAGTGCTGCTTGCGTTGAACTTGTAGTCAGCAACAGGGTAGTTTTCAGGGTCAAACTGCATGTACCGATAGGCTGCTTTCTTAACAAACGGAATTAGGAACGATTGCTGGAAGTTAATTAGTGTACGTTTATGGCGTTTAATAATAGCGCCAAGAGACATACTAATACCAGCGGCAGTACTTTCGCCATTAACTTGACCTGCAATTCCTGCTGAGTCAACGGCTCCTGTTGCTTGCTGTACCATTTGCTGCAATGCTCCGGCTTGGGCAAAAGTAATTTGATTAACTTGACCAAAGTTGAACGGTTGAAGTACTTCACGTGGGTCTCCGTTAGTTAAGATCATCTTACCGGGACGTACTTCTGGTTTTGCCCCGCGTGGTAGACGAGTAGCGTCAATAGCCATCATAGGATGAATAGTGAGGCTCAAAGCGTCAATACGTGCGCGTAGTTCTGTGTCAAGTGCTTTCTGACTGTTGTAGCCTTTTTCGCAGACTCCACGACCCCAGAATCTTCCGGGTACTACGTCCCAAGGAAACGCAACAACAGGACGATCTATCATCATATAAGGATTGGCTTCAGCCTTAAGAAGAATACCCCCGTTAGCGATCACTACAACGGCTTCTACGTACTTTGATTCAGACCCTTCCTCACCTACTACTTCTTCATCATCGTCGCTTGTAGCGGCATCTAGAAGCTCTCGTGGCACTAAACCGTAGTACTTAGTGAGTCGAACCTTGTCGTCGTTGTAAATAGTAATGTCTTGGTCAGGCTCTAGATCCGTGTCAGGAGCAGCAGGACCAACATAAACATCACGGTACACACCTTGTTCTTGCAGTAATTCTACTTGGTGCATACTGACAAACTCATCAATAGCTACACCCAAAGCATCTTCTACAGACGTAGCTACAGGATCAATTAAGAAGTTCTGAGGCAGTACAGGTTTAAGTTTTACCTTGACACGTTCTGTGATGTTAACACCAACAGCTTGAAGATCACCTCCCATAATTGGTTGAGTAGCCGGAGCCATTTCTTTTATTTCTTCAATAACAATTTCGCCAACGCCTGTACCAAATACTGCAGCATTAATAAGGCATTCAGCTACAGCCTTTCGTACCATACAGTCTTCAAAGTCTTCCGTAAGCTTGTTACGCAGAAACTGTACGTCTTGCTTGTCAGTGTCACCAAAGTTATCACTAACATCAAACCATTTACCACGTCCAAACGTAGCTTCTTCTAGTTCCGCTACATTAGACTCAACTGCCTGTTGTAGTGCAGGAGAAATAATACGGGAACGCTCAGACCCACGCTGGCTGTCAGCAGGGTCCCATATACCACGCCATAGTCTATAATACTCTTCAAATCTATTTTCATAATTGCTTTCGTAGTAATCCCTCCAATCTTCACATTTAGTTATAACCCAGTCTTCTAGGGCTTCTTGGATCATCAGAGGATCGTTATCGTATAGTTCACTCATAGTTCTGCATCTCCTGCGGAGCCTAGTATCCTGCTACTACGTCTAAAATTTCGTGGTCTTCAATTTCGTAATCGTAGTCGTAAGCCACATTTGCTACCTGATCAATGTACGCTAAAGCATCAATTAAGTCATCGTGGGTTAATGGGTCTGGAAACTGAAACAACTGGTCAAGAAACCTACTGTTCCATTCTCCCTTGTTTAGCGTTATGTATCCGTTTTCAAATCGTCCTTGTAACGCCCACATAACACGATCTGTTTTCTTTTTGTTGCCGTGAGTAAGTTCTTCTACTCTAAAGAACATGCCATAGCGTTTCTGCATGTCCATCAAAGGAGACATTACTGCTTGTTTAGCAATACCTCTTTCGATTCCAACCGATACGGGACGGTAATCTCTAACGGCCTGAAATATTTTAAGTGCTGTCTCGTCAAGTGACCATCGACCGTATATAATATTGTCAACATACCAACCATGCTCATTGACCTTAACCACGGCGATCGCTGTGTCGTCAAGCTTGGAATT